GAACGGCACGCTAAGCGATAACACGATAGTGAATGTTGACGAGTTCGACGACTGACGAAATTTTCGTATTCCGGCTATACATTATCGAGAACCCTCGGAGAGTTTTTCCGCGTTATCCCTCGCGGCTTTTTCCTCGACCGTGAAAGCTACAGCCTAAAACTGATTAAGAAAGGTTCTCCCTCGGTAAATCAAGCACGCATGACGTGCTTTTTTTATACACAAAATTCGCAGAGCGTAACTGCGGAAACAATACGCACTCGCCCAATCCAAGGCGGTAAAGAAAGGATGAACGATGGCACTTTTTAAACGCACAAACCTCAAGGAAAAAGGGTTAACAGACGAACAGATTGAGTACGTAATGACCGAGAGCGGCAGAGCACTTGGCGATTACGAGTTAAAAAGCAATATACAAGCACAGATAGACGAAGCTGTGAAAGCTGTGAAACCCGCCGAAGTAAACGTGCTTGAAAGCGCGGAGTATTTAAGCCTTATGGCTGAAAACGAGAAGCTGAAAGCGTTCGGAACAGAAGATTTTGCAGTGGTCAAGGCACCGTACAAAGATATGGTATGGGATAAGCTCGACCACGGGGCAGAACATAAGCCCTACAACGAACAGCTAACAGAACTTTCCGCAACAATGCCCGACCTGTTTTCTATGCAGACAGAGGAACAGAAAGCAACACCACAGTTTGCAGGTGGAACAGCAGGAACAATGCCAAAGGGCGACGAAGCACCTTCCTTCGATAAGATATGGGGATTTGTGCCGAGCAAATAACATTGAAAAGGAGAAAACAAAATGTTTGAACAGAAACCATTGAATTACGCGAAAGAGTATGCACAGTCACTCGCTAATGCTTACCCTTACCTTAGCTACTTCGCAGAGGTGTACACATCACCCAACAACAGCGATTATCAGCCTATCAAGGGCGACACCGTTATGATTCCTTCAATGAGCGTAAGCGGTGCAAGAGCCGTTAATAGAAACTCTATCAACGGTCAGTTTAACAGAAACTTCAACACCAACTATGAGCCTAAGCAGATGACAATGTACCGCGAGTGGGATACAATCCTTGACCCCATGGATGCAGTACAGACCAACAACGTAGCTACTATCGCAAAGGCAACAAAGACCTTCAATGAGACACAGAAGGTTCCCGAGATGGACGCATACGCCGCTTCAAAGATTGCGTCATTTGCTGACGACTTCGGCGGTGTTGATGCAACAACACTTACAACAGCAAACATCCTTGAGAAGTGGGATGAAGCAGTTGCATATATGACAGATCAGCGCGTAAACCGCGACAGAGTTGTATGTCATATCATCCCTCAGATTTACAAGCTGTTGAAAGAAGCCGCAGGAATTACCCGTTTCGTAGAAGTTGGCGGCGGTATTCAGAACGTAGATAGAAACATTGCAAAGCTCGACGGTATCAAGATTGTTGAGACACCCGCAGACATGATGAAGTCGCTTTATGACTTCACAGAGGGCTGGGTAATTGATGCGAACGCAGTACAGATCAATATGCTTTTCGTTGACCCTCTTGCGCTTATCGCGCCTATCGTATACGAAACATCAATGATTAGCCCTGCCACAGCCGCAACACACGGTAAGGACGTTTACTACGAATCATACTACTATGATGTATTCGCTCTTAAGAACAGAAGCGCAGGCTTCTACGCATCAAAGGCGCTTCCTACCCTTGGAGCGCTTACAGTTACATCCGTAGCAGGTAAGACAAGCGGCGACACAAAGATTGACGTAACAGGCAATATGATTAACGCAATCGGTGAGCCTTTCAACGGTCTTGAACTTTATGTTGCAGTTGATACCAACGCAGTAACACTTACTTATGGTGCGGCACTCACCAACGGTGCTACATGGGCTAAGTTCGTAAACGGTTCGGACATCACAGCCGCAAGCGGCAAGGTTGTTACCGTTGCACTTGTAAATAAGGCAACAGGACTTGTTATTGCCGGCGGAAATGCAACCGCAGTTGCTAAGTCATAAGGAGAGAGTAACATGATCGTGACCGAGGAATATTACACAAGTACATACATGGGTGAAGCCGTCGATACGGCGGCTTTTCCTCGGTTCGAGAAAAGAGCCGAAGAACTTGTAAACATCATAACCAAGGGAAAGCTAAAGGACTTTGACACCTTCCACGAGAGTATCAAAGAGAGTGTAAAGAACGCGATATGCGCACAGATAGAATACTACTCTATGAACGGCATCGAAACATCAATAATCGGTGCTGACACGTCGCAGGGCTTCACTGTTGGAAAAGTAACCATACAGAAAAGTGCAGGGGTAGGAGCAAAAGCATTAAGCGCGGCACAGAGCATGACCGCACCAATGTGTATAGCCTACTTAGAGAGTACGGGGCTACTTAATCCGCAGGTTGCTACATTTGACATACCGTGTATACGTGGGAGGGGGTATTTACCGTGTTAAGACCTATTCCAAGCGTTATGTTGAAAGATACCGCAGTTTTCCACGTTCCTACTTCACTAAACAAATATCAAGAAGCTGTGTATGAAGATTTCACGGTGTCAAACGTACATATTCAGCCTACGAACGCCACAAAAAAGAATGTATCGAATGAAGAAGTTGTACTTCGGGCACTTCTCTTTATCGACGGAAGGAGAAGCACACCGAATTACGACTATTTAGCGTGGCAGGTGGCGGCTGAAACAATCGGGGCGAATATTACTGTTGACGTGACGGGATGCACAGGACAGAGCATGACGTACACAGTCCAGACCGTTGATGCATTGCCCGACGTACCAGCAACAAGGGTTCATCACACGGAGATAGGTCTAGTATGAGTAGCAAAGTTATTTTTGATACCGCAAAAGTGGCTCAGAAGATAAAGAGAAGCGCGAAACTTGCAGAACAGGCATTAGCCGACCAAATAATAGCCGATTCTCGCGAGTATGTGCCCGATGACAGCGAACACAGTTTGCGAGATAGTGCAAGAGTTGAGGAAATAGGCGGCGAGACAAAAGTAACATATAACACGCCATACGCGGCTTATCAGTATTACGGATGTTATCCCGATGGCACGCACCAAATACACAACCACACCACAGCAGGAACAATGACGCAGTGGTTAGAACATTCTAAGACCGTAAACCATGAGAAATGGCTACGGGTTGCACAAAACGCTATGAAGGAGTTGGGTTGATATGGATTTTGAAGTAATAGACGCATTGCTTGATATGGTAAAGGGTTTAACCACTTATCTTGTGGTGCTAGGTAGCAACCCGACTAAAGAGAGTATCGCCCTCGGGGGCTACGGCGCACCGAGAAGGATATACAAAGATAAAGACACCGACTATGTGCTTAATATCACGGTTAATGGTAAAAGCGCAAGTCAAGAGAATATAACACGGGAATTGTCCAAGATACACCGTAAATTAATGCTTCGCGCTGACTATCCGCAGGGCGATAACTGGCACATTTACTCTATTGAGACAATAGCCAGCCCTCGGCTGATTGCAGTTGAAGAATCAGACCGCGCGAAGTGGATTTACGGCTCAAGTATCGCGGTTAAATTCTATCACAAAGGACTGAAAGGAGAATTAAACAATGCTTGATGGACAGTTTCTACTTACCCAGTACGGCGTTAAGGTCGAGCTTGACACAACTCCCTACGCTTCAAGCAGAACATGGGTTACACTCGACCAAGGCTTTGACAACTTGGACGAGAACTTGAACGATGTTGTCAACGAATACTTTTTCTTAGGTGACAAGGGGTTCGGTAGCGACTTCGTAACTGGTATCCATCCCAAGTACACACTCAGCGGCACAAGAGTTGTGGGGGATGCGGCACAAGACTACATTTTTGACAATAAGTTTCATTTGATGGCGGGCAGAGATACCAACCTTCGTATTTCCATTCCCAAGGCTGACGGCTCAGTAACCCGCTTTACTTCAAAGGTTACACTTTCAGATATGAAGTCATTCGGTGGAGCAACCACAGAAGGCGGCTCGGTAAACGTAACACTGTCATTTAAGGGTGCACCTGTCGTTGATACGGTAGCACCTACAACAGCACTTACAGTAGCATCCGTTTACGGTGGTTCGGAAGGAACAACAACAATCACGATCACGCCTACATATCCCGACGCAGGATGTAAGTTTGTGTACACATACGGCGATACTGTGGCAGATGCCGCAATTGGCGATATTGTCGTTGACTGGAACGACCTCACAAGTGGCTTCACTTATGAGATACCGAACGGCAAGAAGATAACCGTTGCAATGGTTAACGGTGCAACATTCAAGGTTGTAGGACTTGGCAGTGCAACCGTTGTATCTTCAAGCGGAACTTGATTATGCGGGGTACGCTCTATTGAGGGCGTACCCTTATTTAATGGGGAGTGAGAAAAAATGTATAAAGCAAAACTTGTTAAACATGTATGTAAAGAAATGCAGTTGACCGATGAGGGCGGCAAGGTTGTTTTTAAAGCATCCGTTGACGTTGCGGTTGATGATT